AAAACTTTGACATGGAAATAATTGAGCCTAAAGCAAAACCTGCTGATAAACCTAAAAAAGAAAAGCCTAAGAAGGAGAAAGAATAATGAGTGAGATAAAAAGAAATCTCAGAAGAGTTGTAAAACTTCAACCTACAATGACAGCAGATGATAATGCTGACAATGATGTAGCTTTTAATTGGACTAAAATTGAAGGTGCTTGTAGTGAAAAAGGTTTAGCTACTATGCTACAAAGTGTAGCAATTTTAGATGCAGATGACTCAGGAGCACCTTTAGAGCTAGTTTTTTGCAAAGGTAGAGATGAAGCAGGTACTCAACCAGCAGGTGCTCAAGCTCTAGGAACAGCAAGTGCAGCAGTAGATATAACAGGAGCAGAAGCACAAGCAGTAGGAGTTTGTGGTAGTGTTCAAATGACTTTATCTGAAGGAGATTTGATAAATGCCCAAGTTATTACAAAAACCAACATAGGTCTTGTTTTACAACCAGGTACAGATACCGATGCTATTTTTGTTGGAGCTATATGGAGAGGTGATCCAGCCTCAACAGGTGCTACAGATAGCATGGATATTTACTTTGGATTTGAAGATTAAAATAAAATGTCTTTGTTGAAAAAGATTAAAAAACATGAAGGTTTTAAATCTACTGTATATAAATGCACAGAAGGTTATGACACAATCGGATATGGCTTTGCTATTAAAGATCTATGCTTAGACGAAGATATAGCAGAGCTTATCCTTGTTAGAAACCTAGCAGTTCTCGTAGAAAGAATTAAAAAAACATTCCCTTGGGTAAATGATGCTCCAACTGAAATACAAGATGTTGTTGTTGATATGTGTTATCAATTGGGAGTTAATGGATTCTCTAAATTCAAAAAAACAATATATTTCTTAGAAACTGAGCAATACGAAGAAGCCTCTGTAGAGATGCTTGATAGTCTTTGGGCAAAACAAACACCAAATCGTGCCAAAGAGCTTAGTGATGAAGTTAAAGCAGTAGCTTCAAATTAGGAAATTTCCTCTCTTTATACTAAATTAATATCAAAAATACAAGGAAAATATATGGCTTTGAGGGACAAAGGAGTCGTAAAACGAGCAATCGTAACTCCTGATAAACATTTTCCTCTACACGATGTTAAGTCTATAAATATACTTTGCAAGACTATAGAAATAGTTAGACCAGATATATATGTAGACCTTGGTGACATAGGGGAATGGGAAGCATTTTCGCATTGGAAGTGGAAGAGAAAGAAAAAACCACCATTAGAATATATATTACCTACTTTAGAAAAAGATGTTAGAGATGTTAATAAAGGTATGGATCAGGTAGATGAGGCTTTAGATAAAGCAGGATGTACTGAAAAATATATAACTGAAGGTAACCACGATAATTGGCTTAATATGTTTGTAGGTAGTTATCCTTATGTAGATAACTATTTATTCAAAGATGCAGTTAAGCTAGATGAAAGAGGATATACTTATTATCCTTTTGGTAGCCATCTTAAAATAGGAAAGCTATACTTTTATCATGGACATCAATATGGTGGTCAATATCATGCAGCAAATCATCTTAGGAAGTTAGGCTGTAATATAATGTATGGGCATTGGCACGACCTACAACAACATTCTGCTACTCATATGGATGGAGCAAGGTCAGCTTGGAGTATAGGATGTTTAAAAGATATGTCAAGAGAAAAGAATGCTTGGCTTGATAATAGAAGAATAAACTGGTCACATGCTTTTGCTATCGTTGATTTTTTTAAGAATGGTTTATTTACTGTTCATATAATACAAATCATAAATGGTAAAACAAGTTTATGGGGAGAACTGATTGAAGGATGAAAATAGGTGATTTATTATTACTCAAAGGGTATATAAATAAAAAACAACTCACAGCAGCTTTAAGTAAACAAGCTGATGAGGCTATCAATTATAATAGATCAGTTCCACTTGGTAAAGTATTAGTAGAAGAAGGTCATGTAACAGTAGAAGAAGTTGCAGAGGCTTTAAATGACCAGCAAATAAATTTAAACACAAAAGAGGAAGAACCTATGGCTCATAAAATCGGTGAATCAACAGCATTCCAAATGGATCTAAAATTTTTAGTTACTATTGGTGCTGTCTTGGTTTCAGCAGTTGGTGTGTATTTTACAATTACAGGGCAAGTAGAAGATAACACTAAGGAAATAAACAATATTAAATCTATGGGTGATTTAAAAATTATATCTTATAAGTTAGAAGAGTATGATGAAACATTCAAAGATTTAAAAGCATTAAATACTACTTTATCTCCACTTGCTAGTGATTTAACATATATTAAAACAGAATTAAATAAACTTAAAAATAAAAAGATTGATATACCTGAGGTTGATTTATCAGGTATAGATGATTGTAAAAACAAGTTAGATGATTTAGCAACAAAGCTAGATAATTTTGAGAAAAGATTAACGAAAGTAGAGAAAAGCTCGAAAGGAAGGTTCTAATATGCCTTATGGAAAAGGAACTTATGGCAAGAAAAAAGGAAGACCTGCCAAAAAGAAAAAAAGTATGAAAAAATACAAAAGAAAGAAGAAGTGAAATGGCAAAGTATCAAGGTAAATCAGTTAGATTGAACAAGCCATCTCGTATTACAAAAGGACAACCAGGATATGGTCGTAAAAAATTTAAAGTATTTGTTAAAAGTGGCAGTAAGATAAAAAAGGTTATGTTTGGCGATCCTAATATGACTATTAAAAAGTCTAGTCCTGCTAGAAGAAAATCTTTTAGAGCTAGACATAAATGTGCAACTGCTAAAGACAAAACAACAGCAAGATATTGGTCTTGCAAGAAATGGTAGTTTATGCCTAGAAAGAAAAGAAAAAGAAGCACAGTAAATAAAGCAGGTAATTATACTAAGCCTACCATGAGAAAGAGATTGTTTTATAAGATAAAAGCAGGCTCAAAAGGTGGCAGGGCTGGTCAATGGTCTGCTAGAAAAGCACAGATGTTAGCTAGGCAATATAAAGCTAAAGGTGGGGGTTATAAATAATGGCTCTTAAAAAATCACAAAAATCATTAAAAAAATGGACATCTCAAAAATGGGATTATGTATCTAAAGGTGATAAGAAAAAGCCAAAAAGTAAAAGAGGAAGATACCTACCTAAATCTGTCAGAGAATCTTTAAGCCCTGGTCAAAAGGCTTATGAAAACAGAAAGAAAAGAAAAGCAACAAAAGCAGGGAAACAAAGAGCTAAATACTCAAAAAAAGTTAGAGCTAAAATGAGAGGAAAATAATGTTTAGTGGAAGATTTAAAAATTATATTTTATATGTGGCTACGACTTGTAGCATGGTTTTTGGTGGTTTTTTTGATTACTCGACTTTATATCTTAGTGGCACAATGGGTACACCCTATGTAAAGGGTAACCAGGTATTAAAAAATGATTACAATTATACTATAGGTTTAAGAAAGATTGCATTATTCCCATACCAATCAAGATCAAGATTTTACAAAGGTAATGAATCATCATTAGCAGATAAAGCAGTAATAGGTGCAGTGAATGGTTGGGAGTATCTATTTAAGTATTCAGATGTTAGAAATAGGAATAATGAGTTTAAAGATACTGAAGTATGGCTTAAATGGTCAAATGATAATTGTGTAGTTAAAAGCAAGTATGTTAATAAAGAGAGTAGAGATTTAGAATTTGCAGAGTTAGATATTAGATACAGGAAGCACTTTTGGTTTATTGACTTTACAACAGGCTTTACTGTAAAAGGACATCCTGTATATGGTCATCCTGCAATAGAAGATTATGAAGGTTTTTGGTGGGATTTAGCTTATGAATATGGCTATGAAGATAACTTAGTGCCTGTAACAGATTTAAATCAGAATGGAGAGATTGACAATTATTATATATGGATTGAAACTGACCCTATTACAGAAGAAGGGTATTGGGAAATGTATTATGAGGAAGCTGATTTCTTTTGGACAGATGCTGACTCCAATGCAGTTGCATATTCTGATGCAGAGTTTTATGAATATCATCTCCCAAATATAGTTGCACAATATAATGAAGATAATGAAATTAAAGAATACCAAGCAGAGTTGTATCAAGTTATAGGACTAGATATATTGATGGGTTCAAGAGAAACTAGATTTTACTCACATATTTGGCTTAATGTGTTCCCACAATCTTATGGCTTAACAGATAAATCATACAAAGGAAAAGAAAGTCAGTATGATATAGGAATGTTGTTTGGTATGAGTCTAACAGATAATATAGGTCTGTTTTTAGAAGGAACAAAGGCAAGTTTTTATGGTAAAAATGAAGAGTATATCTCTACAGGAGTTAATTGGAGGTTCTAATTGCAGGAAATGACAGCATTTTGGTTAGGGTTCTGGGTTGTATTTTTGGGTGGTTTATTGTTATTTTATGCTACTGGAATGATAGGAGAATAAATGCTACAAGGTATTTTAGTTAAAAAAGTTTTAGATCTTGTGTTAAAACAAATCTTTAAACAATTTGATTTAAATAAAATAAATAAGTATGTTGAGGAAGACAATGAACTTGACAAACAAATGAAACAAGTTCAAAAAACTATTTCCAAACAAGGTAAGTATATAGAAGAGTTGGAAAAAAATGTAGCAATCCTAGAAAAATACTCTCATCCTCCAATAGATGGATTAGAGAAAAGATTAAAAAAACTAGAAAAGGAGAAATAAATGTTATCATTTATAACAAGTAACTGGGAATGGTTTTTATTAGGTTTATATGTTTTAGAAAAAGGTATTAAACTAAGCCCATCTAAGAAAGATGATTTAGTTTGGGACATGGTATTAAAGCCTATTGTTGATAAAATAAAAGGCTAAAATGGCATCAAGAAGAACTGAAATACGAGCAGATAGATTTGAGTCTAAAAGAAAAAACCCTATAAAATTAGGCGATGATTCTAATATAGATACAAACCTCAAGCCTGTTAAAATAGGCGATAAAAACAGTATTTTAGAGCTTTCTGATAGTGAATTAAAGGTAAGAGGAACTATTGATGCCTCAGCTATAACAGTAGATGGGGCATCTGTTCAAACAGAAGTAGATGCAGGAAAGATTTTAGGTTATACTTGTATTGATGATTATGCAGTACATTATTTAGAAACATCTTTCACTGTAGAAGATGCAGGTCATAAGGTTACTTTTACTGCACCACCTAGTGGTAATGTAGAAATAGAATTTACAGGATATTTTGACAGAACAAGCACATCTGATGTTACTGTATTTGCAGGTCTAAGTGATAGCTCTACTTATAATTCAGTAGGTAATACATACGAATATGATTATGGTGGTGTTAAATCAGATGATGAGATAGATGATGAAATTATAACTTTTAAGTGGTGTGTTTCAGGATTACAAAAAGGAGCATCAATTACATACTATCTAGGCTTGAAGTCTAGTGATGCTACTGCTGTTCTTATAAAATATGGTTATAGATCAAGCAATGGTTTGGCTTATCAACCTTTTATAATGAAAGCAACAGCATTACCTTCAACAATTTATGATGGAACTTAGAAATAACAATGGGAGCAAAAATGGAATATGATAAAAAAATAGAAGAGTTAGAGCAACAATTAAAAGGCATTGAAACTGCTTATATTAAATGCATGGGTACGATAGAATATTTAAAAGCTGAAAAGAAAAAAGCTGAAGAGGGGAAGAAAGATAAAGGTAAATAATGGCTAGTTTTACAGATAAGAAATTAAGTGAGGTTTATAAAGACATACTTCATACTGATAATTCTAATACTGGTATTGACTCCAACATAAAGCAAATTAAGTGTGGAGATGGAGATACAAGTGCATTATATTTATCTGATAGAAACTTAAAAGCACAACCATCAACTGATTCGACTACTAATAGTGTTATATGTGATGCTGATGGAAATGCATTATTAACTGTAGACTCTACTAATGATTTAGTTAAAGCAGGGATAGGACAGCATACTGTCAATACACAATATGCATATTTTGGTGTATCGTCAGGCATAGGAGCTAATTATGCAGTTAATAGACATTATGTGTTAGCATTTGGTGGAAATACTCAAACTGCTGCCTTAGCAGACAATTTTCAATTAGGCACAGGAACTGATCCTGATACATCATTTACAACAGCAGATGGTGCAGGCACAGATGCTTCATTGATAGTGCCTTGTATGTGGCTAGTTCCTGATAATATAACTATTGATGCAGTATATTCTTTAGAAGGTGGTGATAATGCAACAGGTGCTACGACTCGTATGCACCTTATGTCTTATACATTTAATTCAGGTTCTACATCAGCTTTAGCAGATGGGACATTATTAGCACATAATTCAGATGTGACTAATGCAGGTAGTGAACAAGCCTATAAAAGCACATGGACAGTAGATAGTGCTGATGTAGCAGGTAATAAAGTAATTTTAGCAACATTTTTAACAACAGATGTAACAGGTGACTACTCTGTATCTGTTATGGTTAAATATCATTTAAGGTAAAAGGAGAAAGTTTTATGGCAGATTATAGCACAGATTCAGGAGTAGCAACACCAGGTCAAACAGGGGTTGGTGTGGTAAGCAATGGAATGTCAGGTGGGGCTATTAGAAATAGTGGGGCATCAGAAATGATTGACCAAACACTTAAAGTAGGTAGCACAGTAACATCTGTTTATTCATCAAGTGCAACAGCAGCAAAAGGAGTTTTAGTTGCTCCAGAATCTTTACAAATTTCAAATGTAGGTGGTGCAGGTGCATCAGTTTTAATTAAATTAGCTTATTGGACAGATGGAAGCACTCAAGGAACAGCACAATACTTACAATTTTTAATTGGAGTAGGAGAAACTGTAAACTTTCCTATGTCAAGAGTTATAATATCTCAAGATGCAGATACTATGTATAATGGAACTAAATTAGACCAAGCAGCACCTAACTCTAATATGTATATAGATTCAACAGTAGATTCTAACGATGGGACAGGAGATGATATAACAGGTTCTGCAACAAACACAAATTTATTTCTAGAAGCTGACAACGATACAAACTTTTTTCATGTTGGGGATTTAATACGAGTTAATGATGAAATCATGGAAGTTACTGCTGTAGGAGATGACTCTGATGCTGCTAACACTAACTTAACTGTTATTAGAGGCACTCATGGTTCTACTGCTGCTTCAGACCATGCAGATGATGCTGCGATTAGACTTCCTTTCTTTAATGCTTATCATAATTTTACTGCTGCAACAGGTGGTTATGATGTTCCTCAGACAGACAATGATGGTAAATTTAAAGCAATGAATTTCTTTGGATATGGAAGAGCTAACACATTGCATGGTTCAGGTATACTGCCAAGCTCTGTTTCAATTAAATTCTACAATGCAGGGTATCAAGAATTAGGTCTTTCAGGAATAACTCCTGGGACTAACACAGGTCTTACAGCAGGGACTACATATCAATTTGATATAAATGTAGATGGAGCAGGAGATTTTGATGTTCAATTCACAGTAGATGCTAATAATACTAATTGGGGTGGTCGTAATGGTGTGTTAAGTAAAATACAGCAAGTGTTTAATGATGCTTATTATGCATCAGGTAATTTATTTGAAAAGAAAGTAACTGTGGGTATAGTTAATGGAGATGTAAGATTTACTTCAGGTCAATGTCTTTCTTCGTCCTCCATAGCTTTAAGTGATTCATCAGGTGCTAGTACAGATGTTTGGGGAGTTGGAAGATTTCCTACAGTAGCAAAACTAGCAACAGCAGTAGCTGCTAAACTTCCTGATGATACAGTTCCTACTGCTAAAACAGCAGAATCTATGGTCAATGAGTCAGTTTTTATGTTTGACGATGGAGAAGGAAATTTTGTGGGGGCAGGAACAGGGACTATAAACTATGAAACAGGAGCTGTTGATTTTACAGCAAAGCCTAATGCAGAGTTTGTAGTTTCAGCTAGATATGGAAGTGTTATGACAGGAAAAGTAAGTATAAGATCTGCAAATACAATAGATGATATTTCAGTTCGTAGTCTTAATAACTTGTTAGACACAATGATAAATATTAAAGTTAAAGGTTATCCTTTAGTTAAATAGGAGGAAGAATGGCAACAGCACCAACATACTGTACACACAGACAATTAAAGGATGTATTTCCCCAGGTAGACTCTTTTGATAGTAAAAGACCTATTTATGGTTGGACATCTTTAGGTAATAATGTTTATGTAGCATATAACACAGGATTAGTTACACAGCTATTTGTAGATGGTCAAGAAACAAATGCAGCACAAGCAAGTGCAGGTGGAGCAACTTGGGCTTTTACTACCAATGGAGCTTTAAGTGCTTCACAAATAGCTTCTTCAACAGCATATAATAATATAATTTACGATGATCCTTCAGTAGGTTCTGAATCAGATTTAAAAGCAGGGCAATATGCTCGTGTAGGAAGTTCTAATTATGAATATGTATATATTCAATCAATAGATACATCTTCTAATACTATGACAGTTTTAAGAGGAGCATTAGGTTCTTCTGGTAATATAGCTGCTTGGGCTGATGAAACGACAGTTATAGAATGGCTTGAAGTTAATAGTGCTAACAATTGGTATTATGATTCTTACTTAGATCATACTCTTTTATATTCTACTACAAATCCAAATGATTTAAATGTAGAAGCAGGAGAAGATTTTTCTACATTAATAACAAGAATGACAGCAAATGCTAGTAGATATTTAGATGCTAAGTTAGATCCTAATTTACCTAAAGAACAGTTAAAAGATAAAGAAGGTAATTATGATTATATAATAGTAAGAACAACTGCATTATTAGCAGCAGTATTTCTTATAAGAAGCCATGACCCAACTTCAGAAGTTGCAACAGCAATGATGGAAGATGCAATGGGTAATATAGATGCTTTAAACAAAGGAGGAGCTGCACTATCATGGCAAACAACTGGGGACTCATCAAAAGGAGTTATAAGAGATGTTACTTATACATCAGGAAGCATAAGACCAGTAGATACAAGAGGAAGATGGTCAGGCTCTTGGGACTTAATAAAGATTAAGGTTATAGGTGGAGGTGTTCTTGGAACTGCTACTTATTCTGTTTGGGTTAAAGATGGAGAAAGTTTAAAGAATAGACAAGTTATAACTGCTGAAAAGATTACAGGAGATTATCAACATATTGCTAATGGCATAGAAATAAGATTTGGTGGGTCGGCAGACGATAGTGTTGCTACTGCTAATGATGAATGGGAAATGGAAGTAGCAGGATGGAGAGAAGAAGTAGATAATTCTTCAATAAATTCAGTTAAAATGACACGAGGTGGAACTAGAACTGTCAGATTTGGAAAATATTAAGAATGGCAGTAAATTTCACAAACAATTGGAAGAATATTTTAGACAAGTTAGAGTCTGTTTTGGAAACAGAATTTAAAGGTGCTCTACCTGTTTATAAAGGAAATACTGTACCTAAAGGTGTAAATCAAGCATTACAGCTTATACCTACAGGAAGTGTTTTAAATGAGTATAATGCAACCTCTGAAACAAGAGAGTTTTCTATTACAGTAAGATTTATATTTGCAGAGGTTAATGTTAAAGAAACTGCATTAGATCATATACTTAGATATGTTTCTCGAATAGAAGCATTAATACATGATAATGTTTCTATGGTTTTATCAGACGATACTAATGCATTTAACTGCAGGTTTGAAAGCACAGATTTAAATGCAGATGAAGAGTCTGGTGTTTATGTTACAGAATGGGATTGGAAGTGTCAACATTTAGGGAATGTAAGTTAGGAGATTTATGAAAATAAAACTAAAAGCAGGAGAGAGTTTATCAAATAATTGGAAAAGCTGTGGTTGTTCTGCATCAGATTGGTCTGATTTAAAAGAAGGCAAAACAATAGATGTAAGCTCTGTCCATAAATTAATCAAAAATAAAGTAGATGTTTTAGATAAACCTAAAACAGTTTCTACAAAGAAGAAAGAAGGAGATAAATAATGTCAAAATCAGCAAAGGCTTTTTCGCCTAAAGAATTTAGTTGTTGGGTTAAGGCAGAGTCAGCAGCAGGTACAAGTGTATTAGGTACTTCTATGTTGCAATTAGATGTTGATTCTGTTAGTTATCCATCTTTAAATATAACACAAGCACTTGATCTTAGAAATGGCAGTAGAGTTTTAAAAGATGCAGATTTTTTTCAAGATAATACTTTAAGAGTAGTAGAGCTAAGTATATCAGGAACAATGCATGAAGATGCAGGTCATCAATTGTTAATGCAAAATATTTGTAATGATTATACTGGTAATCCTGCTGTGTCTGCTAGATATACTCCACCTAGTATAGCTTATGAAGATGGTGATGGATCAGCAAGCACTAATGCTACAGCAGGAGATACTATGACAGTAGTTATAGCAGGTGCTGATGAAACTAATCCTGGTACAGGCAATGTTCAACTATCTAATACAAGAAATTTAGTATTTCCTGGTATGATATGTACTAATTTTGTTTTAAGTGCAGATGCAGGAACAGAAGGTGGAAGAGTTAAGTTCTCAGCTACTTTACAATCAGGAAAGAAACCAACATTTAATGATGCAACTGAATGTGGTGGTACATATTATGTAGGAACAGATACAAAATCATTTAATACTTCAAGTGAGCATTTATGTGCAGGTTTAGAGGTTGTTATGAGTAACTTTACTGTAACTTTAGATAACCCTGCTACTTTCTATGGAATGTATGCTAGTGGTTATGAAGGTGTTACAAGAGGTGCAGAGTTTGCAGTTACTTTTGATACACAAGTTAAATATGATTCTGTAACTAAAGACCTTGTTCATACATTTGATACACAATCAGCTCCAACAGCATCTAATTTATTTCAATTTACCAATAATAATGCTTTTGGTGTTGACATTGACAATGGTGTATTAACTAATGTTGCTTATAGTGAAGGTGACATAATGATGCTTGATGTGTCAGGCAAAGCTACAAGCGATGGAGCTACACCATTGGTTGAATTTGATTGTAATGAATAATTAAATTAAAGAGGGAGCAGTATGAAAATCAAACTCAAGTCAGGTAAAGAGGTTATGTTAAATGACCTTACAGTAGATGAAAGAGATGAATTATTAGATTCTGTAGATTATGATACCACGAGTGATGGTGTTAAAATAAAGATGGTGCACTCTACAATGACAAAGTTTATTAGAATGGGTGTAAAAGGTTCTAATGATAAATTTATAAAATCATTAACTTTTTCTGATAAAAGCGAAATCTTTCAATTCATACAAGGAGATCTACTTAACCTGGGGGAAGAAGAAGCCTCAGACTAGCTTTA